TTTTAGTTTACTTCCAGGGTTTGCTCTTCTATAGGCCTTGACACCTGCTTTAGTCATGCCTGCTCCAGACTTTGTAGGTCTGTAGTTCTTTTTATTTCTAGAAATTGGATTAGCTCTTTTTCTTTCCATACGATTTCATCTTTTTAATATGTTTGTCTACTATTTTAGCTTGTTTAGCATGTGTCTTTGATGCTTTTTTTAAACCTTTAGCTACTTTCTTTAATCCTTTAACCATTATATTAATCCTCCTGCACTCATATTTTTTCTTGTAAATGTTTTAACATTAGTAGGCTTAGGTCCTGTATTACTCGCTGCTCTTTTTCGTTTGACAGCAGATGCCTTTTGACCTTTTGTCATCCGTGT